GTCAAGAAACATCTTACGATTCAAGTAATCTGTTTTTGTGTTTAAATTATATTGTTCTTTGCTCATATTTTGCTCTTGATTATATCTGTCACTGCTTTACCAGTTGCTGGACCTAGTGTCCATCCCAAGTGACCGTGTCCTGTATTATAAAACACTTTTGCATTTTTGTCACTCTGTTTGATGATGGGCATCATGTTTGGAGTCATAGGACGCAAACATGCCCATTGTGTGTAATCGTGTGTGTTGATATTGGGAAAGTTTGTGTGTACCCAATCTAACAAGGGTTGAACACGATCACGTGTGATGTCGTAGTTCTCTCCCGTCAACTCTGCTGTACCAGCAACACGGAATCTGTTGCCTAAACTCGATGTTACAATCTTTGCTTGATCATCCAACAAACTAACTCGAGGCAAATATACTGGATCAACATTGTTGATTGTGATCGAATATCCTTTAACAGGATACACATCAATTGAGTCGCCTGCTGTTTTTGCCAACGCTGTGCTGCCTACGCCGTTAGTAACAACAACCGCATCGTAGTAGGATACTTCTTCTACATGGTTGATTTTCCAATTGTAGTGAAACACAACTCCGTACTTGGATTCTAAAATGCCAGCAAGCTCATAACAGAACTTGTGAATGTCTCCGGTCCAGTCACTTTCAGTAATAGTGGCACCAACAACGCCTTTGATATCTTTGAGTGCAGGATCAACTGCGCCCACATACGCAGGATTGATTTCTTCGCGAATCAATCCATTGGTGTTGTACAGTTCCATTACTGTTTGTGCATTGTCCCAGTATGCTTCGTCTTTATAGAAGTGCAGGATGCCGCAGTTGCTACGATCAAACTTGATGTTTTCATCTTCGCAGATTTGATCATATAGTTTGCGACTTGCTAGACCCATCTGCACAGTCTTAACAGTATTTCCTTCGTATACACCTCGAGCAGTGTAGTACAGGAACTTGGCCATCCACTTCCACTGTGCCCAGTCTAGACTAGGACGAATAAGCAAAGGAGCGCCCTTTGTAAACATCCACTTGATGCCTTTAAAAACATTGCTCCAACTAGTCCAAACTTCAGAATTGCTAACGGAAATTTGTCCGCCATTTGCAAAGCTGGTCTTCATTGCAGGGTAACGTTCTGCTTCGTACACAGTTACTTGGTAGCCTTCTTTAGCCAAGTAGTATGCGGTAGATAAGCCGGTTATACCAGCGCCAATTACTGCAACTTTCTTCATAGTTTGCAAGACTCACAATCATCTGCATCATCAAAGTCAATAACAGGCAACGGGGCATCTGCTTCGTCCACTTGCTTGCTACCTTGCTTGTTGATCAAGCTGTAGTAGAATGTCTTCAAGCCCCAGTAGTGTGCTTGCATCAAGTTCTTGGCAATCAATGTTGTAGGAACTTTGCGACCTTCAAAGTGCGCTGGGTTGTAGAATGTGTTAGTTGAGATTGACTGATCAACATAGGCTGCAATAACCGCTGCTGTTTTCAAGTAACCATCACAATCTTTTTGTGCCCACATCAGTTGATACTTGTTCTTCAACTTGTGATATTCAGGTACAACCTGTGTTAATGATCCTGCTTTGGATTCTTTAACTG